ATATAATACGGACCGCCAGTAATCTCCTTTGGCATCAACTTTACATCAGCATATTTTACAGAAGGATACTTCTCAATGATTTCAATGAGATTTGAAATATAAATGTCTTCATTGAAATCAGCATTCGTATCCAACCATTGATATATCTCATCGTTGATCTTCGTCTTCTCAGCTTCTCGGTCATACAATGCGTTGATATAAACATTTCCAACCAATTCAAAGTTATGAATGATTGGGCTAACATAAATATTGTTTACAGTAACTTGAGCACGATCTGCTAAAAGGTCAAGAACGGTCAAAATATTTTCAGCAAGTTCTCTACCAACACTAAATCTTACATAATCTCTAGTTGCAGAAGAACCAAATCCCATCGTGTTTCCAAGGGTTGCTGACAATGCTACAATCTTACAAGGATCGTATTCTCCGTGACGAACTTGAAATTGACTTTCGGATGTATTGTATGTCATTACAACATCTGGAAATGCCGGATCGTTTATATTTGAATTATTGGAAGGCTTACCTCTTTCATCATCAATTGTTTGTAACTTGCTTGTAATATCGTCCGCCAAACTTTCAAGAAAAGCTACATCATTAGCCGCCGCTCCTTTTAATCCATCGATGTCAATATCAGTAATATCGAACGACGCTGTTACGGTCGGAGCTTGATCGGCAGCATCAGACGTATATACAACAGTAATTGTCGTTGCACCATCATCATAATTACCTTGATCTGTAGTTGTAGCATCTTCATTACTAAAGATTTCCCATCTTGTAGCACTTGTATCATATTCTCTGAGCTGTCTTACAACTTGAGTCTTCGTATATACATTAAAGTAACTATCATCAGCAATTTCATTTGGATTATAGTTGAAATCCAACACTGCACTATCCAAACCATCACCGACAGATTTAACTGAATAAGGTGATGTGTTAATATTGTATAGAGAAGCAACACAAGTAAAGAAAACGATATTGAACAATGCAACGATTGCATCTATTTTTTGCGCCTGTATTTCTTCTTGTTCTCCCCAAGCAATAGCATTCTTAATATTGATAGGAGCAGTCAAGGACTTCAAATATGTAACATAGTCTCTCTTGGAGACCACTCTATCCAAACTGTAATAGATGTTTGGAGCATTGGCTTTGATCTCATCTATAGTTTCCATATCTCCACCACCCGTTGGGTTGGTCAAGAATTGAAATTCAACCTTATCAGTGACTTCTTGTCCTGTAATTGTTGTATAGATTTCCCCAGAGAAGTTTACTTTCTGATCTTTCAAACCAACCTTATTACCAGCAGTTCCCTTAGTTGCAAGATACTGGATATATACATTATCAAAACTTGTCTGACTACCCTGCGCCGAAACATTAGCTCCAAGTTCAGCATATCTCGCATCACCAAAAAGAACTTCGGTTCCTTCAGTCTGCGATGTTCTTAATGCACAAACCTTAACGGGTTCACCATTTTGAAGAGTCTCTAGTGTTTCCCAGTTAATCAATGACCTTCTATCAATACTATATTGTGTATCATCAGACTTTACGTTACCCACCCATATCTTTGTAGTAGGAGTATCGTAATCAAAGGTTCCGTAGATATTACTAAACTCTGTATCGTCTATTCTATAAACTTGGAATTTCGAACCTACTTGTGGGTTGGTTTCTCCGTTTATGATCTTCTCTTTAATCTCACCCTGAGCGATCCAAATATCTTCTTCCTTAGCATCGACTGTAATCCAACCAGAATCAAAGTCATCACCTTGAATATTGATTTGGTCATAGTAATCTCCAATATTAATTTCAAGTGTTTGCTTAAGGATATACTTCTGATCTTCATATGTGAAAACAGTCTGGAAAGGAATTTGAATCTTCTCTTCTGATTGACTAACTTCATTAATCAAGTTTCCACTAAATTTCACTTTAAGTTTAGCAGAAGCAGGAACAGCTCTCTGTACATCATATCCTAATGATCTAGCAAGAAGAATAACAGAACTTCTCAACCTTGCAGTATCAAAGAAACATTCTTCGGCTCGTCTTTCGATATAGTAGTTCACAATATCGGCGGTACCAGCAAAAATTTCAACTAATGTCTGTGCTATTGCACTTTCTCTGAAATTAGCAAACCTTGGGTCTGACTGTAGTTTATCGTTGACTTGCTGTATGATATCATCATATGTCAAATTAGAATATTTCAAAAAGTTTTGAGCCATAATTATTTTCCTTATTGATTACTTAAAATCTTTTTCTTAAAGACACTCTTTACATTTGTTCTTTTTATAATATATGGGATGATTAATATAATAGAATGATTATCCACATTTGCTATTACTCTCATTTGAGATTCGACAAGTGTTACTCTATCTTCCCAAGCTTTAATAGCCGATGCTAATTCATCTAAAAAATCTTCAGCATCTGCTGGAGATATAATCTCAAAAATTCTTCTCTGAAGACCGAAACCAAACGAAGGATTGAATAATCTTTCACCATACATTGTGCCAAGAATCATCTCAATACTCTGATTAAGAACATCACCATCCCAAATCTCCCCTTGGTCTATTGGGTTCTTGTCAATGTCGTATGCCCATCTATCTGAAAATTCTCTTGCCATAATATCACCTTATATGTATTTATCTTAGTTGAAGAAATACTGTATTGTTATATCAAATTCTATATTATCAAATGTTGACGAAAGATAATAATGCTGGAGCTTCATTACTATATTATTTCCATCAATATAAAAATCCTTAACATTACGTTTTTCACCGTCACTACTATTCTTAGCAAAGATATTAATACTTGTTATATTCGACACTTCAACATTTTCTGTATCTATAGATTCTGTATGCCATTTTTCTAATGGATAAAAGTTACCATCAGCATCAGATACCTTTGTTAAGGTCGTCCCCAATTCAGTATTAGATGTTAAGACTTGTGATGTTGCAGATAAAATACTTGGAGGATATATAAGAACTGTCTCGGTTTCTTTATCCAACAATCCACCCTGATTCCAATATGGATAATCAGCAGAAATATCAAATGATACTGTTGATGTTTCTTCTTGCACAAACCATTTAAAGGTTTTATCTTGAGTCGGATTGTACACAAGCTTATTATCTTCTATCAACTGTTTAATAATTCCATTTGCCGTTGCATTTATCATACATTCAGTCACAGACAAATTTTCTAATGTTATATCATCTCCATTATCATCAACAGCAATCATTGTGGCTGGTCCCGGTAATGCTGATGTCGCTGATAACTCTGTTCCGGGTGATGCCGAATATTCATCAACATGAACATAAGGAAAGTCTTTAACATCTATTGCACTAAAAATCGGCACATCAATTATTGTTGGTTCTGTGTCTGGATAAATTGGCGGTATTTCAATAGCTGAAGAAGAAATTTCTGTTTGTTGATTCGTAACATTAAAAGCTGTTTTAAGGTCTTCAACAACCTGTTCCTGAATATCAACCAGCACGGCAGATGTAATATACAATTTGTTAGTATACATTTCTTAATTCTCCGGTACTTCTGGTGGAACAGGCATGGTTGCATTTCTATCGACTCTAGTGTTTGTCAAAACTTCAATTAAGTTTGATGGCATTTCTACTATCTTTTCCCCTAAATTTTGTATTTGTAATTTAAGAATTTGCAAAGCTTGTTCCGCGGCTAACTTTGCACCAGCCGCGGCTCCAAGACCAGGAACAACAGCTTGAGCGGCATCATATGCTTGTTTGGCAGTCGTTACGGCCGTCTTTACAGTTTCAATAACACTCACAACGGTATCATAAACTACAACGGTACCAGCCATAGCATCTAAGGGTCCTGTCAACGCAGGGGATAGCGTCGATTTTTCTTGTGGATATTCATTACTCCAAGCAATCCACTTTCGGCTAAATTCTAATGTTGTATCTGTTTCTTTTGCTCCAATAGCAATAGATACTGGAATTGTAAGTTCTCTCGCCAATGCTCTCTCTTCTTCTTTCTGTTTCTTTGTTTTTCTAGCCATAAACATTAACTCCTTTTATTTCCCTGTACTAACAGAACTAGAAGCACCTAATCCAATAATAGTTACTCCATCAGCACCAACTGTTGGAAGCGCACCAGGAGTCGTACTATAAAGAACCGGAAAAGTTCCACCCCCAGCACCACCTATTGTTGTTTTATTCTTTCCAGTAATAGCACAAGTATTTTGACTCTCAATTGTTAAATTATCTCCAGCACAGAAAACTTCAATGTTTCCGTTTGATAATATTGTTATTTTAGTTCCAGATGAATGCTTAAATGTTGTCTCACTTGTCTGTCTATCTATTTCTAAATAATCTCCACGATCTGTTTCAAACATTACCATATTATGTGGATAGTTTCTTACGCTTCTTATTGGCATATCACTCTGAACCACAGCCTTTGTAGAATAGTGTGGAAGGTATATATCACCATGATCGAAGTACACTTTAACCAAAGCGTCTACAGGAGGTACAACAAAAGAACCTAACTTACTACCAATGAAATTAAAGTCAGGCAATGCCCAAGGTAAATCCTTATCTGGTATATCATCCCCAAATATTCCATAGACTCTTATCCTACACTTACCTTCCTTGTCAGGATCATTGTTATTCACAACTTTGCCGGTGAACCAACCATCTTTCTTACAACTATCAATATCATCAAAAAAATCTCTGGTAATTTCATCTAATGGTTGTCCTATTTTTCTTCTTACATTATATTCTTCTTTGCCCATTTATTCAACCTCATATTTTTTAACATTAGGACTTTTATTCATTCCATTTCTTCCAAGAGCAACCTTCTTTTTATATATGCTTCCATTTGAAACTTCGTGTTGAATACCACACACCAAATAGAAACCTGACATTACAGGATTTGACTGTTCTGCTTCTATCATTGATGGAATATCAACATCAAGGGTATCCATAAGATTTACTTGGCTCAAAGAG